CATTTTAACTTTTTAGTTATTAGAGGTATCAAACGGAAATACAGAGCGGGTGGCCCCCATGTTGAAATACTTGTTAACCCATACAAAAATCAATACGGAGCATTTAGTTACTCAAACAGGATCACAATGAGAGCGCATGGCTTTGATAAGGGTGTTGATTTCTTTTCTGTGTTTGGTGAGGCTACAGGGGTAAACGAAGATCCCGTCAATCAAATAAATAAAGAAAATTGTTTTGGTGGCGATATAGCTCAGGTTTGTGTTTGGGGGAGAAAACTATCTAACGATGAAGTTTCTTGGGTAGGTTCTGCGAATAGTGTAGCTGATTCAGAGTATTACTTAACAGATAATAATCTACAGAAACGTGTAGATCTTTATTGTGATTATGCACCTCTTTCATATGGGGAAACTACAGGATACTTGTCATCGTTAAGGACGGATTTAAAGGGGTGGTACGACATGAATACAGCTACTGTTAGCGGTAAATTTCTTAGCCTTGATGAGTCGGATGGAGATAACCACCTAACAGGATTTGGCGACACCAACCAATTTGAAACACGGAGGCTAGATTACACAGTAGGTAAGTTTGAACAGTTTATAGCTAACCAAAACGCGCTACAACCTTTACCCTTTGGTGGGTTCCCCGGCACAGACGGTTTTGATTACAAAGCTTTAGGATCACAAAATATATGAATTTAAAACAAAAACTACAAGAAATAGTTGATTATTCAGATAATAACCCATTTGTAGAAATTTGTGGTTTTTTGGGTTTTGATGAGAAAACAGAAAGCTATGTAGTGCAACATTTGGAAAATATATCAGAAGACCCTAGAAGCAACTTCATGCTAGACCCTTTGGAGTATCTAATCTTCAAAGATAAATTTGATATGGTCGCTATATACCATAGCCATATCAACGTGGATGAGCAGCCCTCAGAGTTTGATGTAAAAATGTGTAATAATTGCTGCATACCCTTTCTCATATACAGTTTAGAAACTAAAAAATTTAATCTTTATGAGCCACAAAATCTAGAAACAGATGTAAATATACATAACAGGTTTAAGGAGGATTATGACAACTATTAGATTACATGGGATTTTAGCTCAAAAATATGGCAAAGTGTTCAAAATGGATATAGATAAGCCCAGAGACGTAATCAGGGCTATAGATGTTAATAGGGGCGGTTTCCGAAAGACTGTTATGGATTTACAGAAACAGGGTTTTACTTACGAAATTATTGTAAACAAGGAAAGACTAAGTAAAAAGACTTTTTTAGACAACAAAAATCCTAAAGAGATAGATTTTGTGCCTTTTATTGTAGGTGCTGCGGATTTCGGCATATCACTTTTTCTTATGTTGCTTAGTACAGCTATACAATATGCTCTTATGGACCCGGGTACTATTGATGGTGGTGAACAAACTGTGGGTGGAGACAGTAAATCTTTAATGTTTAGTAGTAGTCTAATTAATTTGACCGCTCAGGGTTCTCCACTACCAATAGGTTACGGAAGATTAAAAGTTGGATCTAGCGTAATTCAGTCATCAATGAAGTCTCTACCTCAAACTGTTAGGACTGTGGATGCAATGCAATCTGATACTTATGTGCCTCAAAACGAAGACGGTCTTACTTATCAACAATCAGATGTAGAGATTTCTAATCCTAGCTTGTAAATTATGAATCATCTATCTAGAAAAAAGAGGCTGTATGGAGCGGGTAAAAAACCCAAGGTTAAACCTGCGGTCTTATCCCCTCCAAAAATAGGTGATTTTCAGTTTGGATCATCATTTAGTTTTGTGGAGACACTCGATCTTATTTCAGATGGACCTATTGAAGGTTTGGTGGACTCAAAAGGTAATCTGTTAGAAACTAAAGATATTTCAAGAGGGGTTTACTTGGATGCGACCCCTGTTTCAATAGCTAGTAATACTGAAGACTCTGAAAATGAAAAGACAGTAACAGATTTTAAAAAAATAAATGTAGATATTTCTAGCACTTTTCAAAATTTAAAGGTGGCAGATCAAGGTGGAAAATCAAGTGTTACAATAAATGATATAACTCACGTTAATCAAGAGTATAGCGTAGGCAATGATGTGACAAATCAGCTCATAACTTGGGAGAACCTTGTTGATGGTGTAGATCCTTTAATTGCTCTTTCCTCGCGCGAGGATTTTACGTCACTAAGCGCTAGCAAAAACAACTCCAGTAAAAAGAAATATAATTATGACTCTGATTCAGAATCTTATAATATGATCAGGTCGTCGGTGGGGTACAGAGTTAGTTTTCTTTGGGCCAATGTGTTGAATGACAGTGACTTACGAGCTAACCTAAGTGCTAGCACAACAGAACTTATTGTAGGTTTTTACAAAAATTATGATCCAAATAGTAGAGTTGGACCTAGAGATATTAACGGCAAACCAAGAATAATTGACGCAATTGGAGCATTCAAAATCGGAGGGAAGGAGAGAGATGGGACAGAGACTTTTATTGGTGTTTTAACAAATGCGTATAATGTAACTTACAAAAACAACGCTTTTATGAGGTCGCTCATAGAGACCAAAATGAACGCTTTTTTTGGTACAGGTTGGCAGGAACGCAGCATAGGCAGCTTGCGAGATCAACTTTATTATACTCGCGATGATGCTGGATATCTTATAACTTACTATCCCAAACGAGATATTTTGAATGGTACGTCTGCCGTGACATTTCAAGATCCAACACAAGTTAGGTTTACATTTACTGATTCTAACGGCAAAGAGTCTCCCATTGTAAGAAATTCCAGTTACATAGATTTGTTAATTCCAATATGCGATGAAAATGGTGTGGTTCAAACTGGCGAAGATGTTCTTGGGGCTGTATTTTTACACATCCCTCAATTCGCTTCATTCCAGACGTTAAGTCAGACTAGGGAGGCACAGGTAAACAAAAACAGATCGGAATTTCTAGCAGCAGGAGGAAATTTATATGATGGCAATGTGAATCTGTATGAAGGAGTCGCGCTTAAGCCATTTTTAAAAGAGGAGTCTCACGATATAGATAAAACCATATCTGAATTAAAAAAAATATCGACCCTCTCTCTAACTGAAAAGCTTAATAATTCCTTAACAAGCTCAAAATACAACTACAATAATGTTTTAATTGAATCAAGATGGGGTAACGAGAAGCAATCTCCATTTAAATATTTTAATAAAATAAATATAGATAAATCTGTAGACAAAAATGTCTATGGCCCATTCAAAACCAATGGCCAAGTTCAGAGATTAAAGAAGAATATCTCCTTCAATAAAGAGAATATTAATATGTTAGAGTCTGAATTCGATGGCCCTAATCTAACTTTGTCTCAAGGCTTACCAATTGATGAGGGTAGTAATGATAATATACGGGGTCGTGGGTCTGAGCCATCAACTTCCTTCTCTTCTTGGAATAATAATAGTCGAGAATATGAGTTAGAGGAAGCAGCTTCTCCGATTACTTATGTGGTGCAAAACCCTAATGTTACTGAAGTTTTCGTTACTCTTAGGATAGATAGTCTTTTTGATACTATTGAAACGTCTTATGTTTCGGAGCCGAAAGCTAGAGATTTTACAGCTGGAGATAAACTACCAGCGATAATGAACGTTCAAATTGAAGTAGGGAAAATACTTTCTGACGGATCATTACAACCTACAGCCTCAAGAACTTATAGAATATCTGCTCTCATAGAAGGGCCGACTTTAATAGATATAGGCAACCCGCTTAACGAAGGGACAGAAGAGCAGCATTCACATATTAGAGACGTAACAAATCTAAGTGAAGACGCTGATTTATCTACCCCATACTATTTGCCAAGAGTAAATAATTATTCAGAAAATAACGTATACTCTTCTCCAGAAAAAAGATATGTTAAAGTCAGTAAATTATCTACAGAAACTTTTTCAATTTTAATATCTAAAGAATTAACCTTTTTTAAGGTAACTGAGATTATACCTGTAAACTTAACGTATCCTTTCTCAGCCATCATTGGTACAAAGATAGATTCTAAGAACTTTTCTGGAATGCCTCAAAGGTCTTTTGACGCAAGATTGAAGCGCGTAAAAATACCAGTAAATTATCACCCCACTGAAGCTACGGGTCCAAAAAAAGATAAAAGATATTACGACCGCAAATCAGAATTTGATACAGCTTCTGATACAAACAAACAGATTTATATTGGTGACTGGGATGGTACTTTAAAAGAAGGTTGGACAGATAATCCAGCTTGGATTCTATATGACTTATTAGTAAATACTAGATATGGTTTAGGTCAACATATTGATTCTTCAGATATCAATAAGTGGGAGCTGTATAAAATAGGAAGATTTTGTGATGCTGTCGATGAAGAGGGATTCTTTGAGGGTGTGCCTGATGGAAGAGGGGGGTTAGAACCAAGATACTCTTGTAACATCGTATTTAACAGTGATGAGAAGGTTTTCGATTCAATACAGCTCATTTCTAAGCTGTTTAGGGGCCACACGTTTTTTAGAGCTTCAGAAGTTTCTTTTACTGACGATAGAGTCAAGCTTCCTATCGCATTATTTAATAATAATAATGTCAAAGATGGGGTGTTTAACTACTCTAACTTGAGAAGGGATCAACAATTCAATACTGTCGAAGTGTCTTATTTAGATAGGTTTGAAAACTTCACTCCAAAAGTCGAGGTTATTGAGGATGAGGAGGATATACGAAGTAGGGGTGTATTCAAACAAAGGGTAGATGGTTTGGGGGTTACATCTAGAGCAATGGCTAGAAGGATCGGGCAACATTTAATTTTTAGAACAATTAAAGAGAATCAAAGGATCGCTTTCTCATCAGGATTAGAGGCTTTACTCTGTCAGCCCGGGGATCTAATTGTTGTAGACGATGATTTAAAAAACAAAAAATCTAATTTCGGTAAGATTCTCAATGTTGATGTCGAAAAACAATTTATCCAACTTAGCGGCCCTTATGACGGGGATTCTATGACGGGTCAGCTTACCGTATACAATCCCACTGGAATAAGTTCAATTGACGATCTTGATGGCGATGCAATAATAGATCGTCGAAGGGCTGAGATGTTTCAAATTACAGGTAATGCTTTTGAAAGCTCATTCTATAAATATACTGGTCAGTATGTATTCTCTGGATATAGAGAAGGTTTCGCTGACTCAGATCATAGTAAAAGTACCTTTGCTCAATACGGAGTTTACACAGGTGAGGACTCCTCACAATCTCGATTGCTATATTTTAATACAGATCACACAGGTTGGGTTTTCTCAACCAGCTTTAGTGAGAGTGATGCGGATTATATTAATGTGGGGACAGGTATTCACACTTTAGTTGATCTTAATACAGGCGTGATAGCACCTTTTGACTCTTCAACTACTGATAGGAGGAGCGCTACTCATTCTTACGCATTCTCCAATTACATTAGTGGAGATATAAGTACTTCAAGAAACAAAGGTGTTTTAGAATCCGAAATATCTCTTAATTCACCATCTCAAATAGTCACTTTGAATATTGTTGGATCTGTTGGTAATATGAGTTATGGATCTTTTGTTAGTGGCGTTGATTCTTCTGAATATTTACCATTTATCAAGTTGGGTAGCCCATACAGATTTGAGCTTAAAGACACCAATGATTCGATCTATAAGATTGATTCAATTAAGGAAAACTCACCTAACGAGTATCTGGTTTCTGCTGCAAAATTCGATACTGGCAAGTTCAATTTAATTGAACAAAACATATCAATCGAAACTAAAGAGAATACATATGATTATAATGTCGCAACACAGTTAGGAGACAAAACCTATAAAGTTTTAAATTCTCCACAAAACCTTGCTTTAAGCACTGGGGACTCATCTGATTATACTGATGCTTCGACATTTTTCATTAGTGGTAACTGGGACGATGTGACAAACGCTACTATTTACCAAGCTACTCTTCATACGCCTAACCTTAAATCCATAACAACAGGGGTTATTAATAGTTCAGTTAGATTTGATAATTTAATTAGTGTTGGAGGTTACGCTCTAAGTATTCAAGCTCTTGGCGACTCCTCATCCTCTAATGTTTTTTTAGATTCTGAAGTATCAACTAAGAGAGTATTTGCATTATATGAAGATTTTGAAGAATTCGATAGACCATTTATTAACACTATAACATTCGAATAGTATGCCTATTATTTTAAGAGAATTTGATACTACGCAACCGAACATCGATTTTACAGACTTATCAACAACGATAACTGTAAGTGGTGTTAGGTTGTTAAGAGATGTTACTATAAATACATCCATCATCGACAACATAAGTGGCGAGGTAGATAGCGCATCCGACTTCTTAGAGAACCCTTACACTAGTAAGTTAAATGTAGATATTCTTAATCAAGACGGCACGGTAGCTTATCAAAACTTCTTACAGGATTACAAATCCAACAACTTCACATTCACTGAATATGATAACATTAATGTTTTCGGTGGATACGAAAAAGATTTTGGTGTTCAAATGAAAGTTGTGGGTAATGATGACTCAGAGCAAACAACGAAACTATTTTTGTATGGAAACCACCCGTATATTAGCGGCATTGATATTCAAGATGTTAGTGGAGTAAAGAGATTTAGCGGTTCAGCAGGGGCTGGATCTGGAGTTTCAGCCATTGGTCAAACGGGTAATATATCTGGCGTTATAAGTTTTTTTAATGACCCTGAGTATATAGTTTTTGATAAACTAGAAGTATATAGTACTAAAAGTTCCAGTGAGTTTATTAATATAATAGATCCTAAGATTGTTTTAACTAGACCTATATTAGAGTCAAGCTCTCAATTTGCATTTAACATCGACGAGAATTCTTTTGGTTTTGCTGATTCTTCAGAATTTTTCTTACATTTTGTTACTTATGGCCAATTTGGGACGGGGGATGTTTGGAAGACTGGACCCCACAACTTTGCAAGTAGCCCTATAGGTAGCAGCGAACTGGGCTTACAGAGTCTTCAGTCGGTCACAGATATAGGTAGTACTACATCTAATGAAATTTCCTTGCTTAATAACCTCAATATGAGTAATGAAAGCGCTGAGATTAATTTCCTTGCTGGTGCAGCTAGATTTAGTGCTAGTAGTGCGGAGGGAGGTAGCTTTGGAGGTGTTCGAATAAGATCTGATAAATTTAGCTTTGATGTTAGTACTAGTTCTGCCGAAAACTCCAACGAGGTTAATTCTTTCGCGTCTGTAGCTTTAGCTGGAACAAAAAATAAAATCTACGGTGATTTTGACGCTATTGTTGTGGGGAGTAACAATATAATTTCAGGTCAAGAACTAGACGGGGATGTAACAGGCAATGCCAACTTCAACTTTATTGGTGCTGGTTCAGGAATAAGAATATTTGAATCAAGCTTTTCCAGTATCGTTGGAGGAGCAGATAACGAGATTAATGAAGATTCTAAAAACGCTTTTATTGGTGGAGGAACGGGTAACAAAATAGGTGGGTCTAGAAACAGTATTATACTTGGTGGAGTAGGTAATTATGTTCAAAGTTCTGAATCGGTTCAAATTTTTGGATCTCATGTTAATGGTGGTGGTACTGTTCATAATGGTTATGTTTATATTTCAGATAATGATAATAGAACAAAAGTGCCAACTAGATCAGATGCCCTGTTCCTTGATTTCAGCAATGGCGTAGATATTAAGACAGGTCATCTCGCTGTTGGGGAGGGTATAACAATGAGTGGTGGTCAACCTGTAGCTACCCAGAGTTTTGTCACTAGTCAGGGTTATGTTACTGGTGTTAGTTCCAGTAGCGTTACTAGCGCTTTGGGTTATATCCCAGTTAACCCTTCGACTACGGGTGCGTTAGTCAATGAGAACGATATCGCTAACTTTATCACGGGTATTAGTTCCAGTAGCGTCACTAGCGCACTAGGCTTCACGCCTATTTCTGCGGTTAGAACGGTTACCGCTGGCGGCAACACCCTTGGTGCGGGTGAGACGTTAGCGTTTGGAGTTGGAGGTGATAATATAAAAGTTACGGAGTCTGGTGGTGCGGTCACTATTGCAGTAGACGGCTCTGCTGAATTACCCACGGCTACGATCCCTAACCTCGCAGCTTCGAAAATCACCAGTAGCACTTTCGCTGACGCTAGGATTTCTGAGTCTAGCGTCACGCAACACGAAGCCGCTCTGACGCTTGTGTCAGGTCAGATTACGGGAGCTTTGGGCTATACGCCCTTAAGTGGAGCTTTAAGTTCCGTTAGAACGGTCACCGCTGGCGGTAACACCCTTGGTACGAGTGAGACGTTAGCGTTTACAGCAGGTTCGGGTATACAAATTACGGAATCCGCTGGTGCGGTTACCATTGCGTCACCCTCTGGCGTATTATCAGATGATGTTGACTTTATAGTAAAACTTACTCAGTCTGAGTATGATGCAATAACTCCAGATTCTAATACTTTATATTTTATTAGTGATGAATCAACTAATTCTCCAGTTGTTAATCCTATAAAAACTGTTTCGAGCAACTATACTATCACAGATACAGACCATACAGTTTTAGTTAGCGGTTCAGCATCAACCAATATTACATTACCTTCAGCCGTAAATAATAGTAATTACGTTTATAATATTAAAAACATTACAACAGGAGCTGTAGCAATAAGTGGCACAGTCGGCTTAATTGATCTAACTGGCTCTTTAATCATTAACTCAAAATTTGAATCCGTGACCGTACAATCTGATGGTTCAAATTGGTATATAATCTAAAAGATATGGGAATAAGATTTGGCAACACCCCGATAAGAAATGTAGTTTTAGAGCGTAGCTCTATAGCTAGAACTCCTAAAGCTACACCTTGGGTAAGGAATCCTAGATGGTTAGATATGCCTACAATAGCATCTAACGAAAGTAGGTTTACTGCTTTAGTAGCTATAAGTAGCGAATTTAAAAATCAATTTGTTTTCCATTTTAATACAACTAGTGGGAATTACACAGTTGATTGGGGTGATGGTAATACAGATA